CTTAGTGAAGAAATGGGTATTCTTGATAGACCAGAGTTTAAATCTATGAAAGATGTAGTCTTTTCTCATGTAAAAAAATATGAGAAAGATGTTTGTGGATTTAAGTCTAGTTTATCTTTTAAATTAACAGAGTCTTGGTATAAAGAAACTGTACCTGGGGATGACCACCTAGACCACAATCATCCTAATAGTATGTTGAGTGGTGTGGTATATTTAAACGTCCCTAAGGGTAATAAACATCATGAAGGACTTAATTTAATTCATATTGAGAATCGTGGAGTATTTAAACACCATGACTTTAGATATGATTACACACCAACAAAATATAATCAGATTTCAACCTTCATTCCTGTTGAGACTGGAGATATAGTATTGTTTCCATCTTACCTTTACCATTTTGTCTCTCGCAATGAATCTGAAAATGAATCTAGGAGAATAATTTCTTTCAACACTTTCATTCAAGGGAGAATGAGTTGCGAAAATACCTATCCCAACGTACTTACTATTAAATAATGCCTGATTACGAGTATCCACTAAAAGACTATCTGAATAGTATAAATCTAAAGACAAGTGACATGACTTTCGATGAGAGAGCGATGAAAAAGTATCCTGCTTTCGTCATCAATAAGTGCATGGCCCAACATATTGACACAATAATGCATGCAAATGAGATGAATATTAGTCCTCAACTGAGGAATGATATGCAATACTCCTTCTTTATACATAGTGTTAGGAAATCTAAAAGATTTTCTCCTTGGGATAAAAAGACTAAAGACAGTGACCTAGATTTAGTTAAAAAATACTATGGTTATAACACTGAGAATGCTAGAGCAGCATTAAGGATACTAACTCAGGAGCAAATTAAGATTCTTCAATCAAAATTAAATCTTGGAGGAAGAAAGTGAGTGAAGAGATTAAATGGTCTCAAGATATGATGCTAGAAGTTACCCTCAAGGAACCAGATGATTTCTTGAAGGTACGCGAGACGCTAACGAGAGTTGGTGTTGCGTCTAGGAAAGAGCGTAAGCTCTATCAGTCTTGTCATATCCTACACAAACGTGGAAAATACTACATCGTCCACTTTAAGGAGTTGTTTGCTCTTGATGGCAAACCAACTAACATTACATCAAACGATGTGCAACGTCGTAATAGAATTACCAAACTATTATCAGACTGGGGACTCGTAGAAATTTCTGGTGAAGGTGCTGAAGACCTCGCACCCTTAAATCAAATAAAAGTTTTATCTTTTAAAGACAAAGGGGAGTGGACTTTAGAATCAAAATATAACATTGGTAAAAAGAAAACTCAGAGTGACTCAGAATGACATCATCAACAAAAGAGAAACCTAAAGGTCCTATAGGTAAACTTAAAGAAGTAGCTGAAGATAAAGAAGAGCAACTTCAATACCTAGCAACACTCATAAGAGTGATAGTCCTCGTGTGGTCCGCAGGAATTTTAACTTTGAATTACGTTAAAATACCAGGCTACGAGAGAGGAGAAAGAATTGACCCAACTTTCATAGCTTCGGTCTTCACAGGAACTTTAGCTACTTTTGGCGTCGCTGCGGGAGGCAAGAAAAAGAATGCTGCTGATGGTGGTAGTGCAAACATATCTAAGAAAGATATGGAATTCCTTATCGCTAAGGCATCAGAGACTGCTCCTGCACAAACTATCAGGATTGAATCAGGTCCTGTAAAAATTGTCCCAGACACTAAGTAATCATGCAAAAAATTATTAACGGAATCGCTATCTTCTCTGGTGTAGTAGCACTAGGAGTAGTTGGTATTGGTGGATATGTATTCATCAGAAAGGATGCTATTGTCGATGGCATCAAGAGTAAGGTAATGGAAGCAGTTATGCCTGATATCGGTGGAGGCATCATGAAGTCTTTACCTGATACAACAGGACCTGCATTACCTATTAAACCATTAGGTTTCTAAAATGAATAAGTGGTTTGGAATTAGTTTAGGTGCTCTCGTAGGTGTCTCCCATATGGGGATGATAGGTATGATTGCGACTAGAAATAATGTAGGACCCACTCTACCACCTGTAGGACCTTATACTTCCTTTGCTATATCTACTACAAAGGATGGTTACAAGATGAGTTACCAAGCTAACGACCCTAAAACCATGTATAAGACTACTACTGTAAAGCAGAAGGGTCTGTTTAAGAAATACGATGAATCAGTAGCAGAAGAATATACTATGGATGGTGCTACACATACAGGGGTAGGTGCTGTGGGAAAGACAGCAGCCCAAGCATTAAATGTAGCGTGTATAAAGGCGGAAGGTGGTGGAGCATCAACAGGAAGAGTGGTAGGTGCTAGTATGGGTGCTGCTGCAGCTCCTGCAGTCGTCGGTATACCATTTATAGGACCTGTCTTGGGCGGTTTATTAGCACTAGGTGGTGCTGACCAAGGTGCGAAACTCGGTGGACAAATAGCAACCGAATTTAATGATGCATGTGATGAAACAACTGAAGAATCCACTGACTGATGAATATTATCAGTTAAAAAATTTAGTATTAGGAAAAGAATTTCCTTGGTTTCATGAAACGAATCCAAGAGATAGTTTCTACTTCTATTCACATGTATTTTTAGAGAGACCAACTGAAAGGTCTCTCTTTCCTGCTGTACGGTCAGAATATGTTGACCTATTTCACACAGTAATACAACAAATATTTAAGCATAATAATATACCGATAGATATAATATACAGAATGAATGCTAATGCAGTTGACGCAGGCAAAGGGTGCACAACAGCACATACTGACCATGACTTCCCGCATCAAAACTTAATTATATATTTGACAGATGCAGGAGGTGAAACCATTGTCAAAGGTAGTAAACCTAAACCTCCTCTTGAAGATGACATCGCTACATTCTCTGGTATACATTGTCATATGATGCCAAAGAAAAAACGTAGAGTTGTATTGATAGCGACCTATGGAAATTCCTTCGATTATAATACCACAGACTAGCACACAGACTGTGCCTAACATCTATACACCTAACTGGTTGAGGTCTGAGCCAGTTGTGCCATTCCCTCTTGTACCTATTACACAACAGGTGGGTGTCCCTGTCATACAATACCCAGGTTGTGTTACTGCACACGAATCAAACAGAGAGCAACTAAAGAAAGACGACCCAGATAAAGTCCAAGTTTTTTGTGATGCAGGAATGCCATCCTTTGACTCTATGGACTACAATCCTGATGAGTTAGAGTATGTTGCACCACCTGTAGAAGCACCTAAGTTAGAGCCACCACCTACACCAGAGTTAGATACACCAGAGGTTCCACCGATACCACCCACAGAAGAAGAGACTGAGTGTCCTGCACCTAATCAACCTAGAGTAGGTGATTTAACTCAGAATGGTGAAGAAAGAGTCACAGGTCATGAAGTTAGAGATGGTCAATGTGTGGTATTGTATGAGGACACTACTGCTGCTGAGAAATATCTTCCTTCTACAAATCAGGTCAGCACCACAGCAACTATCGCAGTGGTAGCTACAGCATCTGCTGCTGCAACACCATTACTGTTGAGAGTTATAAAACCAGTCATTAAAAAACTCACTACGACCATACAAAAGAAGCTCGGTAAAGAACCACCTAAGTTAAGTCGTAATGAGATACAGTGTAATAAATATCGTGAGAAAAAAGGACTACCTCCGTTTAAACTTCCTAAAAAGAAAAAGAAAAATTAATTATTACCTATAGATACTTCTTTTAATATTGAAGCATCTTTACTAGGTATAGAGTGTTTATGTGGAGTGGACTGTAATATCTGTGTGTTTGATACTACGTCAGCACATATCGCATGGTATGGTGACTTTGGATGAAATATAATACCTTTCTGTGCTAGCTCACCACATTTAGATAATCTTGTGAGCTCAAATTCTAATCTTCTATTGGACACCATCTGGGCACGTAGAGCATTATGATTTTCTGCTGCTTCTTTACATAAATTTTGGAGTTTTTTATCCAGTGGCCAAGATATAGTTGCAGAGAATCCTGCATTCCAGTTATAGTTATCTTTCTGTCCAGTCCTTACGTCTCTGTAGTAGAGGATTTCTCCTGGGTTGTCAGGAATC